AGATATGAAAGAAAAATACAATAGCACATGCACAGACCAAGATTGCTACAACACAGTCAAAGAGGATGACATTGAGCGAGCAGAAGATGGTCGTGTCTACGAACGTTCAAAGAAATGTTGGGAGTGTAGGACAGAACTAGATAGAAAAGCAATCAAGAGATTTAGGAAAGAGCATAGCAAACAATTAAAAACTAACTAAGGGGATATGAAAATAGATTTAAACTGGGGATTATTCTGGATAGCATTAGCATATTTACTAGTAAATGCTACACCAGAAAGGCTTATTAAAATATTTGGTAACTAACTTACTAAGAATTACTAATTATGAAAGAAGAAATAATATATGAAAGAAACTCACAAAATAAAAGTTTACAAAATATCTTCAAAAAATCTTGAGTGTGATATGTACCTAGCTTGTAACCAAGGGATACACCCAATAGACCTACATCACATTATCCAAGAGGATTGCCAAGGTATGGCAAAGGTAAAAGTTGTAGAAATGACATTAAAACAATTTGACAGTATAGAAGATTACTAATAAACCCCACACACCATGCAAGAAAAGACATTAGAAGAAGAGTTTAGAGAACAGAACTCTACGAAAAAAGAATGGAAACCAATATGCTCATGTTCAGAAACAGTACCTTTTAAAGATTGCATGCTTCACTCATGCCCGTGTGGGTGTGAAATGAGTATTGCAGATAATCTGTACCAATATTACCATTCCGACCTACAAGATAGGTTTACTTTAGAAGAACTAGAACTTGAAGAGTTCTATAATCTAATGCAGGACTATAGACATACTCCTTTAGTGCCACAAGAAGATGTGGTTAAAACATATGAAGCAGTAAAATCCTTCATCTCCTCCCGTGAAGAGAAAGCAAGAGAAGAAGGTAGGAAGGAAGGAAGAATGGAAATGTTACTTAATTCAGGTATAGATAAAAGTATGTTAGATATTCATAATGAAGGTATACGTACCCAATACAAAGAAGAGCTAAAAGGAAAGTTGCCAGAGGAACGTGGTTTTGACAGAGGACATGACGCAGCTATTATTAACATTAATGAATAGGGAAGCCATTAAGAAGTAGATGTATGAAAGAAAGAAATAAATATATGACACCATTTGTAGAAATAAATTTTATAAATCAATATGACGGAGAATATATACACAAAGTATTTATGTTCGGAGTAGAATATAGTCAATCAACTTTTTGTGATGATGATTGGTACAAAGCAGTTACTATAGGTTTAATTTTTATTAAAATAACACTTGGTTTAAGATAATATGATAAAAACAAAAGTATTACAGTGTGATGAAACAGAACTACAGTATTACCTAAATAAAGGATGGGAAATTATAACATCTGTTCCAAATCCTTATCCTCAACCAAGAGTTTACTTTTACATTAAAAAAATGTATGAGTACCTCCCACCACAAGAGGAGTTTGATTTAATTTATAAAGAAGCTGTTGAATTTAGTAAAAGTGTAAAAATGTATTAACCCCCACACACCATGCAAGAAAAGACATTAGAAGAAGTAAAAGTAGAAATAGGTTCACACCATAGAGTTGTTATAGACAAATTATTTGGCCCAACAATCTTTGCAAAACTTAGGATTACTCCCGACTGTGAAAGAGGGTGGGTAATTGAAAGAAAAAGAATTGATAGCGGAGAATGGATTGAACAATGTGTGGTCGAAGCACAATTAGATGATGAATTTAATGACGATAATAACTAAAATATGACATTAGAAGAAGAGTTTAGAGATAAAACAGCTTGGACAGAAGATGGTAATACTCCTATTGTATGGAACTTATCCAAAACAGCAGACGAACAGTCAGATGAGGTGTGTGAGTTTTTACTAAGTATTTTAAAGTAGTATGAAAGTATTATCACTATTCGACGGAATCAGTTGTGCAAGAGTAGCACTAGAACGTGCAGGAATACCTGTAGAAGCGTACTACGCTAGTGAGATAGATGGCTATGCTATGCATATAAGTAATAAAAATTACCCAGACATCATACAACTTGGGGGTGTGAACCTTTTAGAATTAGACGAGAGTTGGGACTACAATGACATTCTTACTGATGGTGTTGATTTATTGATTGGTGGCTCGCCTTGCCAAGATTTATCTATCTCTAAAAGTAAAACAAGAAAAGGTTTAGATGGAACTAAAAGTTCACTCTTCTATGAGTATGTAAGAATACTTAACGAGGTAAAACCTAAATACTTTATTCTTGAGAATGTAGCAAGTATGTCAGATGAAAGTAGAGACATAATCTCTAAAGAACTTGGGGTACAACCAATAGAACTAAACGCTAGAGACTTTTCAGCACAAAATAGAGCAAGATACTTTTGGACAAATATACCTGTAAAACAACCAACAGAGCTAAGTAGCTTAGTTATTGAAGATATACTTGAATCTGATGTTGATGAAAAATACTATTACAGTGGTTTTCCAGTAGAAATTAAAGATGTTACTAAAAATGTAATAGGAACTATTGGAGTAGCTGGACATGATATTCTAAAAAGAATATATAATCGTAATTCAAAGTCAGCAACAGTAACTACTTGTGCAGGGGGTAACACACAACATAAGATAATTCATAATGCTAGAGTAAGAAAGCTCACACCAGTAGAGTATGAAAGACTACAAGGACTTCCTACTGATTATACTAAAGGAGTTAGTGATACTCAAAGGTACAAGTGCTGTGGTAACGCTTTCAATGTAGATGTAGTAGCTCACATTTTATCATTTATAAAAAATCAACCATGATAGAATCCCCCTACCCATTTATGTGCCAGTGCGATATGTGCTTAGATTATTTAAGGGTATTTAAGAAGATTAAAAAACTACTATGAACTACGAATTAGCTTTACAGTTAAAAAATGCAGGGTTTCCACAGGATCCAGTAGAAATAAAAGACGGACTGCATGGGTATGCAAAAAGTATTCAAAACGGTAATGATTACTTAACACCAGAAGGAAAAGTATATGAACCTACCCTCTCAGAACTAATCGAAGCGTGTGGTAGTAGTCGTAAAGGAGATTTGCACGACGAGAATATGGAAGGCACTTTTATTCTAGAATATTTTGATAATCATGGATGGCATGCAGGATATAGAGGTATTGATGATGGTGATATGGTATATATGTTACTTCCAAATGATTCTCTTCATTTTAAAACACCGATCGAGGCAGTTGCTAATCTTTGGTTGTCAGTTAATAGAAAATAATATGTCTATAGTACAACCAAGAACGCTAAAACAGAATAAATCTCTTCATTTATACTTTTCTCAGGTAGCAAATGAGCTTAATAATCATGGTATTAGCCTTAAAATTGCCCTACAAGACCTAGAAGTAGATATAACCGAGCATAATGTCAAATCAATGTTTAAAGCTATTGCAAAGGAGAAATTTGGTAAGTCGTCTACTGCTGATCTATCTAGAAAAGAATTAAATGAATGCTGTGAAGAAATGAATAGGCATATTAGTAAGCTTGGTATCCAAGTAGACTTCCCTTCACAAGAAAATACAGAGAATTACTTAAATTCGTATATACTATAAAAATGATGCAAACAATTAAAGAAATGGATAGATATAAAAACAATGGGTAAAGTATTCACTATCTGGGAAGGTTCTGTCTCAGTTAATGAGATGACAAAGGGTAAAAAAATTCTTACTGAGAAGTATAGAGACTTTAAAGATCGAGCTGCCCTAGAGATTGCTTTTCAAAAACCTATCATAAGAAAAGGGAATAACATAACAGTCTCAGTTACTTTTTTTATTAAAGAACTTTATCGTAAAGATATAGATGGTGGCATAAAAGCTGTACTTGATGCCTGTACAGAAGCCGGTCTTTGGGTAGATGATAGGTACATAGAGACACTTATTGTCAAAAAAGTTCTTTCAGATGTTGAAAAGGTAGAAATAGAAATATTAAACTAGTGGTATACTATAAACATATGAATCTTTTTGTAGGTGAAATATTTTTAACAGAAAAAGAGAAAGAAGTAGTAAGAAACTTTCTCTATAAATGGTTCCCTTTTCTAAAATAATTATGGAAGAATATGCTTATCAAGTTTTAGGGTATGTGCGTGTAGTTAAGCCTAATGGGTATGGATTTATTTGTCCTAATGTAAAGATACACGAAGAAGATAAGAAGACTGATATTTATTTCCATGCATCTCATATCCTTAATGAAGATTTTAAGTGGAAAGATATTGTTACCGGTATGAAGGTAGAGATAGCATGTGTAGTCAAGACAGCAACTGGTTATTCTGCTATGGGAGTTACATTTCTTAAGCCAAAACAGTCAAAAAAACGTTAGTATATAAGCTTTAAAAGTTATCCCCAGTTATACACTTGCATATATAATATATACGCTATATAATTTAAAGTAGGTAGAGATAACCAGCTATCTATATAATAAACATGACAAATTTTATAAGTATCAATGGTGCAGGATATAACACAGCGATAGAAGATGTCCCTTCTTCATTTTATGATTCTGAGATCCGTTTCCGTTTAGTGTCTGATTGTTGTAATACTGGTGTTTATAAGTCAGAGAATGAAAATACTTGTATGAACTGTTCTGATTCTTGTGATGTATTAGAGGACTTAATCATCGACTAATATATGAGAAATTTAATCATCATAGCTCTTATTACAGAGTCAGTCGTCATTATTTCATTTATCTACGCTATTACTCAATTACTCTCAGTTTGCTCACTATAATTTTATGAAAAGAAAATACAACAAAGTTATCTCATTCCAAGTTACTAATGTGCGTGGTATCTGGGCAGTTAAAACATCTGGTCGAAATATCCTTTGTGCAAATATTAAGGATGCTGTTTCAGTTGGATTTAGAACTCATACAGACTAATATGCACCCTAAAGATATCGCTTATAATAATCTACTTGCTTGGTATGAAACTTACCATAAAGCTGAAACTGGAAGAACAGGAGTGCAGAAAGTAGTACAGTACATGCTAGATAATCCAAGTACAATATGGTTCTGGTCTTATGATTTTGTAGGTAAAGTTAATCATAAAGGTGAGTTTCTATCTCATAGAAGCCCAGCAAGAGCATCTGATCTAGCAATTCATTACCCAGAGCTTGTTGAAGAGAGAAAGATTGGTCGTTTAAGTGTATACAGATTACGTGTAGAGAATATGGATGACATTACTAATTTTCTAAAAGCAAAGCATGAAAAATAAATCACACGCATATAATTACGGAGGAAGACTTAATATAAGAGTATTCTTTGTTGTTATATCTATGTTTGTCCTTGTTTACCTACTCCCACATTATGCTCAAAAATATGATAACAACTATGTTAATGAGAAATATGCACTAGAGAAGGCTGAGATAGCTCTTAAAGAGGCAAAACTAGCCCTTCTTAAAGAGGAATGCAGTAAGTCTGGCTCTCATGTAGAAAACGGTAAGTGTGTCTATTCTAAAGCAGAAATCGAGGCAAGAATTAAACTTCACTTCCCACGATCTTATGTAACAATGATTGCTATCGCAAAAGCTGAGTCAAGGCTTTCTATTACTGCTAAGAATTATAATTGTTTTTATAATGATGATATGAGTATTGTATATAAGACAAGAGTAAAAGGTTCTCATTCAACGTCATGCAAGAAAGAACATCGCTCTTATAGTTATTCTGTAGACTGTAATGTTTTGCAGCGTAACATACAAGGACAGAAATGCCCTATACAGACATTAGATGAACATTTAGAAGACGTAGCTAAGCTTAGTAGAATACAAGGGAAAGAAGCATGGTCTGCATATAACGCAGGACTACACTTACCTTACTTAACACAAAAATAACTATGGAAAAATTATACCCATTAAACGACACAACAAAGCAATATTTACAAGATAACGGGATGACATACGAAGAACTGTTAGAAAGTAAGTACGCAAAGCAAGATATAGACAGGCTACACAACAGAGTACAGTGTGACACGTTTTGCCAAGCACTAGAACAACCAGCAACGTACCAAGGAGCCATGGCAACGCTAGAGCATTATAGAGACCATAGCTACCTGTCTGGATGTTCTCATGGTAATTAAAAACTAATCTAAAACTATGAAAAAAACTAACTTAATAAGCCTCTCATCCTACTGTGCATCTGCTACTGTATGGGATAAGAATGACATGATAAAGCATTTTGTGCAGATAGAAGATGAACTTAATCATAAATATGAGCCTATTGTAATACCTAAAAATATGGTAATCCCTAAGCTTAGATTTAAGCCTGCTTCTACCTTTGCTTTCCTAAATGCAATATTGCCGTAACCTATGGAAGAACTTACTGAAAAGGAATATCAGGAAATAACAAGAAAACTAGAAAAGATACTCTATTTATATAAGAAAGGAGAAATAAGTACTAGGCAATTTATAGATAAAGTATTTGATTATTTCTTTGTAACAAAATGATTATTTTAGCTTATTGTAAGTATTGTAATGTAGAATTATTACGCAATAATACAGTTAAGACTTTTTGCTGCCATTCGTGTAGAAGAAAGAACAAGTATTTGAGTAAACGAAAACTGTATGTTAAGAGTACTTTCTTGTGATACAATGGGTTAATGAAAAGTAAAGAGCCTATTGTTAAGAAGAAAAGAGAAGAAACAAGAAAAAATAAGAAGGACACGCCTCAGTATCATTTTGATTTGAGACAAGATATTGCTTGGAACTTATATATAGACCAACGTTCGGAGTCATTTAATAATGCTTATAAATCTGCTGTAAAGGCAGGATTCTCAGATTCAACATCAAGATGTATTAGTTCAGAAACATGGTGGATAAATAAAGTAAAACTTTTAGCTGAGATGTTACCTTTAGCTGAAAAAATATTGATGGAAGATATGGAAATGGAAACTAAAATACCTATACTAATCAACCAGAAAATAGAATATAAGGTTGACAGTTCTCTACGTAAGATTCGTAATGAAACAGCAAAATTCATAGGATCTACAGTAGGTCGCAATAAATATCACACTAAAACAGAAGTAGAAACAACTAATATTATTTCTCTTGTTCAGGGTAATCCTCTGCTAGATAATCTCTTTAAAAAGAAAGAAAAGAAAGATTAGTATGTATGATTATGACCCAGAAATACTGGATGTAATTAAAGAAGGTAACTTCACTAAAGTTAGGCAGCTCTTTGTTATTACTGATGATAACATTGATTTTATATATGATAAGTTTGAGTTATGGTGTTTTGTTTTTACACCATCAGTATTTAAAAAAGAAGAAGCTGAATTTCATAGAGAAATTAAACAAAATCTTTGTGATTTGTATCTAGGCAAAATAACATCACTTACTGAGATTGCTTTTCGTGGGGCATCTAAAACTACTTATGCTAAGCTATTCGTTGCTTTTGTACTTGCAAATGATTCTCGTTCAAGCAGAAGAAAGTATTTTAAGATTGTTGCAGAAGATGATATAAACTCAGTACAATTTGTGACAGATACTTATAACGTATTAGTTGGTGAGAAAGTTAGGTACTACTATCCTCATCTATTCCAAAAGAGTAATCTTAAGCGTGAAGAAACACAAAGTTCATTTACATTAGCTGATGGTAGAAAAATACTCGCTTCTACTACTCAAAAGAATCAACGTGGACACTTGGCCGGTGAGTCACAAGACCGACCTGACTTTGTTATCTTTGAAGACTTTGAAAACTCTGAAACTATTTTATCTCTTACTATATCAGAAAAGATTTGGAAGAAAATGGAAGAAGCATGGAATGGAAGAAGCATGGATGGAGTTGCTCTATACAACTGTAACTATATCTCTAAGCGTAGAAATGTACAAAGGATTTTAGATAGAGCTAGAAGGTCGCCAAATGCCCATAGAGTGCATATTATTCCAATAATGAAGAATGGTAATTCTACATGGGAGAAAGCTTTTCCTGTGCCTTTAATTATGAAGATGAAAAGAGATGCTGAGATAGATGGGGACTGGGAAGGTGAGTTTATGTGTAATCCTTCCGGTATGACTGACTCCTTCTTCTCTGAGAAGTTCTTAATGCTACATCCAAATTCACCAGAACTAGCTACTAGTGGCTCATGGCATTACTTCTCTAAGTTAGATAAGAGACACCAGTATATTCTAGGAGTAGACCCTGCTGGTGGTAATGGAGGTGACTATGCAACGATTGTAGTAATAGACTGGACTATTAGAACTGTTGTAGCATATTTTAGAGACAAATGGACTAATCCTGAGAAATTAGGTGATGAGGCAAGTAATAAAGGAGTGTTATTTAATAATGCTTTAGTTGTTGTAGAGCGTAATAATCATGGGCATGCTGTGCTATTACAGATGAAGCATAATAAGTACAGTAATCTTTATGAAGAAATAAATGAGAGTGAGCATGTAGAACAATATACTGAAAAGCTTGGGTTCTTAAGTTCTGCGACATCTAAACCAGCGGTACTTGCTGCATTATCTTCTGCTGTTAATAGCTTTGGTATAGTTATTCCTATACAAGCAATTAAAGATGAGTTGCTTAACTTCCCTAGGGAGTATGTAGAGAATGCTAAACAGGATTCTGATCTAGGACACTTCGACTTAGTATCTGCAACTGCCTTTGCATATCAAGGTAGATACCAAATAACTGGTAAAATCTCTACAGCCAAATATACATAGCATGATATAATATAAATATGTCAAAGAAATCTTTAGAAGAAAAAAAAGAAGGGTTGAATGCTAAGCAATTAAAAGCGTGGGATATATATACTGAGGATGAGAAAGAAGATTATAGAGAGTTAGTTAAAACTCTATGTACAATGCGTGACAATCTACGCAGACCTCTTATAGAGTTTGACGATGTAACCTATATCTCACAATACGAAGAGAATAGAAAAGCTGACTTAGGGTATAACCAACCTGTAGACGAAACTGTTGATTTTAGAGTAACTACAGGACTAACAAGAGAAAAGGACACTACACTACTTTCAACCCTCACAAATCTCAATTTTAGACCAAATATCACTAGTTTTGATAAGGATTCTACACTTATTGCAGGACTTGGAGAAGAGATGGAAGACTTAGTTATAAAATCTCGTGAACTAGAGAACTGGGATGAAAAAAGAGTTTCTATTTATCGTGAATTTATTGCTCAAGGTACAGTATTCGTAGAAGAAACCTATGTAGAAAGAGCAATTCTTAAGCCTTATGATAACGGATGGATGCCAGACAAGCCTATTGCTGAATATAAAGGAGATGATAAACCTATTTATGATATTGAAGGCAAGTGTGAAGCTAAACTATATCTTGGTAAGTATGTAATGTTCTCTTCTATGAATGAAGAGGAAGCACAGAATAACTCAGTCTTTGCTTTATATGAAGAAGTTGATAGAAGTGTCGCTGAATCTATTTATGGTAAATGGGAAAGATGGAAATATGTACCAAGCGAGGTAAAAGATCAATCTAATCCTTTTAATGAAGGTAATACTGTACGTACTGGTTCTGACTTCTCATGGAATGTACACAAAGTAGGTGCCGGAAAGTGTGGTATTACAAAGGTTATGAAGCGTTTTAGTAATGAGTATCAGATTATTATCAATGGAGTTATGATGCTTCCTTGTGAGTTTCCTCTTACAAAGATAAGTCCTAGTGGTCTTTACCCAGTTGCTAAAGGTATCAATGAAAGAATCCCTAACTTTGCCTTCGGTAAAGGCATCCCATCTAAGACTAAGGTAGACCAGAAGCTATATGACACCATCTTACGTGCTATGGTAGGTAAGACATGGCAATCATTCCGCCCTACACTTGGTAATCGTTCCGGTAATGTCATATCTCGTGATGTTATTGCATCAGGTAATATTATTCATGGAATTAAGCAGAATGACTTATTCCCTGTCCTCCCTGAGCAGTTACTCTCTGTAACTAATGGTGATATTTCTATGTTCCAGCAAGTTAAAGAGATTATCAACGATAAATCAGTTACTGATAGTTATGCAGCTCAGACACAGCAATCTAACACTACAGCTACACAGATTATCAATGAACAGAAGCAGACAATGCTTAAGCTTTCATCTTCTATTGATGGTATTAAGTCACTAGAGAGAAGACTTATTCTTCTTCGTATTTATAACATCATAGCTAACTGGACTAAAGCTAATGAAAGTCCTTTAGAGGAAGAAGTCACTGAGGTTATTGATGGCATCACTATGGTTACTGGTAAGAAGATTAACGGAGTGCAAAAGACTAAGAAATATAAGAAGTTTTCACAAGATAAATCATTCAATGATGGTAAGAAAGGTCTTAAAATGACACAGTTTGTTGCTCCTGATGCCCCTATGATGTCTCCACGTGAGCACGTAAACCATGAAGAGCAGCTTAGTGACACTTATGGTATGCCAGTCCGTCTATCATTCATCAATGCAGAATGGTTAAGAGCATTACAGTCTGTATGGGATATTGGTGTTGTTGTGCAATCAGATCAAGATGACCAGATGCAACTTCTTGTATTTATGGATAACCTTACTCGTATTGCCCAAACATTCGGTGTACAGGTATTCAAGCAGGATTATGTACTACAGCGTATTGCATCTAAGATGAGTGAAGACTTTGATAAGATGTTCAACGTTCAAGACATGATGAGCTACATACAAGGATTACAGGATCAGATTGAAGGAGGTGCTAAGACTAAGGTTAAGAACCCTGTACAGCAGATTTCTAATTCACAGAAACCTTCTCCTCTCTCTGTTGCAAAGGTGCAGGCATGATATACTGACAGTAGTTATAAAAGTAAGTAAGTACATACACATGTTCAAAACATTTATTGATAGTATTAAACGTTTTAAGTTTGTTGGGAAGAATGAGATTGTGGTTGATGTTAATGAGTATCTAGCTTTAAAGCTAAAAGAAGAGGTTAAGCCTCTTACAATGGCACAGCTTACTCAACATCAATTAGGCTCATACTTGCCCAATTTCAAACATATTTCTTTACAGACAGACCAGTTTAAGAATGATTTAGGTCTATTTTGTAAGGAAACCAGTAAATCTGAGACATGGGTATGGCTTATTACTCATCTTAAACAAGACCAAGTTAATAACCTCTTGTTTATGCCTAATAGACCTAGTGAGGAATGGATAAGAGGCTCTATCAACGGCATTTCTGTCGTAGAAGACATCATTACATCACTAGCTAGTGGTTATAAAGAACCAAAAGGATTACCAAAGAAAAACAAGGAGGAATCATAGACCTTCTTGTTGAGATTATTATTAGTTTAATTTATATTACACATGGATTTAACACAAGCACTGGCTCTTATCGAAGAGCTAAAAGCAAATAACAAGAAGATTATTGAAGAGAAGAAAGAGGTGCTTAAGCTTTTTGAAGATAAAGATAAAGAGGACATGACTGAGAGTGAGAAAAAGATTGCACTTATATTAGAGCAAGAAGGTTCTAAGAGAACAGAGCTTGAAAAGAAGCTTGAAGCAGAGCAAAAGGCTCGTGAACAGATGCAGAAAGATACTGAGAAGAAAGAGAATGAGCGTATTACTAAGCTTACTCAGGAGCGTATTGCTAAAGTTGCTAAGGGTGATGCAGAAGTAGCTAAGAAGCTAGAAGCTAATCTTGCTCTCCTTGCTGCTCTCCCTAAGACAACTGATACAGAGCTAGATACTGCTGTTAATATGGCGTATAACATGATGGGAGCCGGAGCTGTTAATCCTTTGGCTGCTGTATCTGCTACAGGAGGAGGCACAGCACCAGTTATTGATGCCACAACTCGTTTTACTGATACTGAAAAAGGAAAAGCTGTAGGTAAGAGTCTAGGGCTATCTTTCTCAAAAGAAGCACCAAAAGCAGGAGAGTAAAAGTAATTATTAAAACCTAATCATTTAATTTATGTCTAAAGAAGAAAAAAAGAAGGGAGAAGAGATTGTATTTGGTGAGAATACTACACCTAATGAGACAAATGAAACTGTTGGAATAGAAGAAGAGACTGTTACTGTTAATGCAAAGATGTTTAAGGATTTTATGCAAAAGATGAGTGAGAAAGATGCTCTTATTTCATCTATGTCTAGACCTACATCTGAAGATGATATTTTTAATCCTCTCAAAGATATTGCAACTGAGCACACACTAAACTTATCATATTACAATGATAAGCTTGTAATTGCCCTAGACGGCAAGGAAAGAGTCGATGGTACTGTTGTATACGTTACTAATAAACTGATGGAGGATGGGGAGAATAAGGGGCAAATACGAGGTATAGTTACTCTAGTCTATGCTGATGGTAAGAAGGAAGATGTAGATCAGATAAACTTCCTAACTAATCTTGTGAGAGTTAAGGAGGTTATTAAGTCACGTCAAGATATTGGTAAACTTGTTGAGCAAGGAGAAGTTACACAAATGTCATGGAATGGAAGAGCACTTATTCCTACATCTACACGCATCATGACAGGTTATAAAAATCAGAAGTTTATCTTTGTTGTAGACCATAAAGGAAAGGAATACACAATTAGTCAAGACGTAGTTAATCTATAATCATATATGAGTAAACCAGAAAAGACATTCGACCAGATGAATGCAACAGAGAGAACAAAGCTATTAGGTTTTCGTTCTTACTCTGAGAAAGAAAAGAAGCAACGTCAGAAAGATTTTCAAAGACGAGGATCTGAGCTTACGTTAAAGTTCTTACATGAGCTTATGCTTAATGAAAACTTAGTTATTTCTCGTGATTTATCTGATGCAGAAAAAGAAGCTACATATATGACAGCACTTAATACAACATATGACTTTGCTTTCAAAAATGATTACACAACGTATGATTTAGAGTCAGTTACACGTAATCTTCAAGACTTAGCTGTTATGACTGAGAGGATGGCAAATTATGCCAATGGAGAGCATGCTAAGCTATCTTTTGCTCTTACTGGTGAGAACAAGTTTGAATATGCTTCAATTAAGAAGATGGCAAACATAACTCAAACAGCTCTTGATGTCTTCCCTCGTGAGGAAATCATAGAAGATGATGAAATTACTGAGCCTGCTGCGGAAGATATTGCAACTGAGGATATCGTTACTCCTTTACCTACAGAGTAGTGTTATACTAAGTAAGGAAACCAGAGGGGAATGCGAACTCAAATAGATTAAGCACTCGTAATGAGTGCTTTTTCTATAAAATAACTGCTATAATAAATATGTTACTAATCTTAATTAAGTATTTATGTCTACAATAGAAAAATTCATTGATTTAGAAATACCTAAAGAGTTCTTTAATGGCTCAGGAAAGCTTATAGATGAAGAGCAATATGTACATAGCACTTCACATTTTAAACTAATAGAAGACTTAGGAGCCTTACGCTACATAGATGGTGCCTCTTTCCCAGCAAAAGGAATACCTACACCAGAAGCTGTATTTGCTGTCAATCAGATCAAAAATCTTATAAAAGAATCAGTAAAATACGCCCCATTTCTTATTTTTTGTAATCGCAATAAGTTATTCACATCTTTTAATAACTTAACTAATAGATTTCTTGCACCATATAAAGTACAGCATAAGTATCTTTGTCCTACAGCATTTAGTGTTTATACATTTATAGCTAAGTTCCTTGTAAATATAGGCATAGATGAGAATATTGCTGAAAATACAGCATATAACATAGCTCATATCTTTGAATATGATGATGCGTGGAGGTATAGACTACAAGATATTGCTACTGAATCTAATGTGGATGCACTCTATGATACTCCCGTTAAAGAGCTAAAACGCCTCGTAGAAGTGCTTAAAGAAAGACAAGACATGGGAAGTCATAATGTAGTCTCAGACAAGGTAGAGAGGCTAATTAAGCCTTTATACTGGGTATTAAAGATACCTAAGTATCGTAATTCTTTCTTTAATGTCATAAGACAGATAGAAGGTATGAAATATGATGAAGCAGATTGGTATTGGGTATGTCTTAGAAATGATTACCTCTACGGAGGTAAGTCACACGAAGAAAGGTCTAGTGGTTTAGTTATCCCATTACGTTATAAAATATAATAATTAAATATGTCAAAACATGAAACTATTGTGCAGTATATTAAAATTCTCTTAGGTATCTGTGGTCTCATTATCTTATATATCAAACTATAATATCCACATCTGTCTACTTGCTTTATAGAAAATATGTTATAATTAAAAGCAACAGAGGATATCCTCTCAATTAAGTAAGACTTGTAGTCTGAAACTACTAACCGTTATCAGGATTTGCTCACCGAATGAGCTTACGGAATAATCACATAAAGTGCTTATTCCTTTTTATTTACCTAAATCAAAATAATCTCTATGTTAATTCAAAAAAGAGGTCTATCAAAGTTCAAGTGGTTTCTCAAGAAAGCTTCAACTGATATCCAGCTTGGTGATGCTCTTGCTTTTGATGGTCTAGGATATGTAACACGAGCTACATCTTCTTCTACAACAATCATCGGAGCTTCAAAGCGTGCAGTTGTTTCAACTGACTCTGATTATGCTTCAAACACATCAATCCCTGTTCAGACTTTTGGTTCTGATGATGAAATTGAAATTGATGCTTCAACAACTGTAACTCAGGCTATGGTTGGTACACAGCGTGACCTTTCAAACTCATCAACTCTTAATGTTGGTGCTCTAGGTACAAATAACATTTTCCGTGTTATCGGTATTGGTTCTACAACATCTAAGGCTGTCGTTTCTGTTGTTAAGTCTTCAATTACAGACTAATTTACTAATCTTTAATCTCAACATAAATCTATGGATACAAATCTAAACACCATATCAATCTCTGATATGACAGACCTCCTCAGACGTGAGTTTGAAATGGTTGGACAGCACATTCCTAATGTAGCTAAAGAACTATTCCAAGTTGACGAACGAGGTTTAAACAGTGGAGAATTTGCTCTTTATGAGGAATTTGATACTGATACTTTTGCATCATGGAAGCCACAAGGGACTCCTACATCAAAAGCACGTGCTGGTGTTGGTTACCAGAAGCAGGCAAAGGTAAGACGTTTTGGTATTGAAATCGACATTACAGACGAAATGCGTAAGTTTAACAAGAAGCCAGAGTTTATTTCAAAGGCTACTAACCTTGTAAACTATGCACCAGAGCGTATCGAGCTTGACCTTACACACCGTCTAACATTCTCATCTGCAACCTCATACGTTGACCGTGATGGTAATACTATTGACCTTACTGTAGGTGATGGACTCGCTCTTGCTTCTGCTGCTCACACACTTAAGTATTCATCTACAACTTGGAGTAACATTGTTTCAGGAGCACCTACCTTTGGTAGAACTGGTCTTGAAGCAGCTGAGCTTCTTGCTGTTACGAACATCTACAATAACTTTGGAGAGAAGCGTAAGATGAATTTCAATGCTCTTTTCTACACAGACAATCCTACTACTGAAAATCTAGTTATGGAGCTTATGCAATCAACTGCATCTGTATCATCTGGTATCAATAGTAACGTTGTAAACGTGTATAAGGCTAAGTACAAGACTATTAAGCTTCCTTATCTAGCAACTAATGCTCAAGGGCAGTATGATGTTACTAAGAAAGGTTATTGGGGTATTGCAGCTACAGGTACAGGAGCAGGGGCATGGCAGGCGTACTTCCCAGTATGGGAGTCAGCTTACATGGTAGACCCAATGAACACACCTTCACTTGTTGACGGACATGCTGATATTTGGACATACGGAACACGTTGTTCATATGACGTAGCAATCGTCTCAGGAAGAGGTTTTATCATCTCTCTAGCAGCGTAATCTTATAGATTCGTAGAACTCACCTTTATGGTGGGTTTTATCGAGCAGATAAGCTCTTTTACCCAATCTTACAACTAATCTAACTATGGCAGAATACAACATGGACAAATTCTTAACACACATTAAAGAATACTGGTTTCTAGCTCTCTTCGTTGGAACAATTATAATTGGTTGGACTAATATTACAGGGGAGATCAGGTATCAGGATGCTAGAATCTCTGCCTTAGAGAAAAGAACTAGTGATATAGATGTCTTAATTGGTAAGATTGCTTCTGATGTTGCGTATATAAGAGGAAGATTAGAAAAATAATAATGGTTGTGCAAATATCTCAAGAGCTGTTGTTAGTCGTAGGTACAATGTATTTTAAAATGATATAATATATATATGATCCAAATATCTTCTTTCAAATCACTTGTAGGTAATAAGTTAGGGGGTAAGCCAGTATCTAAAATGGCTTCTTTCTACTCTACTTTGTATGAGGCTATGATTAAAGTTAAAAACAATGTAGATTTACCTTCTTCAATTAGAACAACACAGCTTACTAATCCTGTCTATAACGATATATCACGCTATATAGTACCTAATGACTTAGGAATGCAAGGAATAATTAACTTACGACCTATAATTAACGATGATTCTTTTTATGATTATAGTAACTTCTCACAAAGACAGTTTACTGTAGAGAATAAATATAGTACTGGCGAGTTTACTAAGCGTTATGCTATTAGATACCAAGATGGAGTTCCTTACCTTAATATTTCTGGTACTGGGACTGCTCCAACTGTTATTTCTGATTGTGAAAGCCTTACTTCTAATGGTACTTGGGGGGTATATGGAGTATCTAGTGATATAGCAGCAGATTCTTTACAAGTGTACGCTGGGTCTTCTTCTCTAGGTTTTACTATCAATACTGGAGGTGCTCAAGGTATAGAAAACTCTACACTTACTTCTGTAGATTTAAGTAGTGAAAATGATATCTTCTTTGCAGTATATATAGCAACACTTACCGGTTTTACTGGTGTAAGACTATCTCTAGGACAAAGTACTGGTGCATACTACCAAGGTACTGCTACATCTGATTTCTTTGGGAACACTATTAAGGTAGGATGGAACTTAATTAAAATATCTCGTTCTTCATTTAGTGTTGGGGTAGGTGCCCCTTCTTGGGATGGTGTTACTTTCGCACGTTTAGAAATCTTAGGAACTTTTGTAGCATCAACATCAGGATTTAGATTAGATAATCTCGTAGCTAATGTTGGTGTGCTTATGGAAATTGATTATTACTCTGACTTTTCTTTCGCTTCTTCTTCGATGTCTTTCAAAGATATGCCTACAGATGACAGTGACTATATTGTTATGGATGGTACTGAACTACCGATGCTTATCAATCAATTTATAGAAATTGCAGCTCTTGATCTTAAACAGTCTGGTGCCGGCACTGACTATAATGGCTATGGTGGCAAGGTTCTCAAGGATATGTATGATGAATTTAAGATACAGTACCCATCACAAAGACAACTCATGATAACTAAATACTCTAATCGACCTAGATTTGACTTACCAGACCAAGGACTAAGAGGACAATAACTATGAATGACTACTTAGAATTTTTCCAACCGAGTGGATTCTACGATAAAATAGACTCTTCTTTCCTATCTACTTACGGATTAGTAAGAGGTTCTTATAATGTCCTTATCAATGACCGAGGAAATATAGCTACACGTAAAGGTTTTACTCTTTATGCTCAAGCAGGAAGCTCACCTACTGGCATTAAGTCTGCTTTCTTATGGGAGACAAATACTAATACATCAGTCCCTATTCGTACTAGGTATGATGCCATGCAAGCATATTATGGTGGACAATATCGTGATGTCCTGACAGGTTTAAAAAGCTCTTACAAGATGTCTTTTTCTACATGGTGGGATAAGACTGAACTTAAAGATAGACTTATCTCTGTTAATGGTAGTGCTGTAATTTATGATTGGACAGGTGGGATGACAGAGATTGCTTCTTGGACAGTAAACTCATTGACTAAGATGTATTCTAAGGGAGCTAGTGCTGGAAATACTTTAACTTTTTCTGCTGCTGGGAAAACAATAACGCAATCTACTGCTACTGATTTTATTACTTTAGGATTCACAGTTGGATCATCTATACGTGTACTAGGGACTACAAATAACAATGGGATATATACAATTAGTGCTGTAACTGCTTCTGTTATTACTGTATCTACTACAGATATTTTAGTTAATGAAGTATGTAACGTAGCAACTCAGATTGTTGGTATATTAGGTCGTGAGACATGGGCAGCTGAACGCTTTACAACTACAGGTACAAAAACTATCAATATTGCAGGATTACCATTCACATATAACGCAGGAGAAAATACTACCACACTCACTCTTACGACTGATCCTTCTGCATCTGCAACAGCGGGTGGTTTTGTATTTCAAGTAGTACAGTCAAGAACTCCTGTAAACGGAGATATACCGGCAAATTTCCCAATAGATATTATAAACACTAACCTTAATCAGCTCTATGTAGGATATTCTAAGGCAAGAAATGTTTATTTATCTAAGCAGTCTTCTTTCTATGATTTTGGGTACACGGTTACTGTTAGAGTCACAGGCGAGGGAGGCACAATCAATTTAGATAATAACCTAGCAACTATTGCCTCAGATGATGATAAAGTTGTCATAACAGCAGGCAAGAGTGATATACATAGAGTAGAATTTAAAGCATTCTCAGATGGAGTTAGCTACGGAGAGATAATCATGGCTCCTAAAAGTAAAACATCTTATGGGCAGTCTGGTGCTTCACAAGAATCATTTATTAAAATTGCTAATGGTACATTATACCTCTCAAATGCCCCTACAATAGACTTTTTAGGTAATGTAGAGAATATAGCATCTCAGCAGTCTTTACCCCTTTCAGACCCAATTAAACGCCTCCTATCGTCATTAAATAGAACCGATGTATCTGGTGTATACACAAAGAACTCTGCATTCTATTTATTCCCTAATGAGTCAGTGCTCCTTATCTATGATGTTGAACGTAAGTTTTGGCAACCTCCACAACTAGTATCTGGTTCATGCCTTTCTCTTGATGGCTCTGGTAATGTGTTAGTCCATTCTGCACAGAAAGATGAAACGTATACACTCTTCTCAGGAATGAACGACAACGGATCTCCTATTTCATTTAATGCTGTTACGAATATAACTACAGCAGGTAAACGCTCTAAACGTAAGGTATATGATGAAACTTTTATTGAAATGATTGTTAATGGTAATGCTAATAATGTGAACTGTACAATGGCTTCTGGGTATAAAGGTGCCACTAATGTAACTACTTTTATTGTTGGTGCTAATGATGAAAGTAGATTTGTTGAACAGCCTGCTATTTCTGCTGGTTTTGGCTCTACACCATTTGGCTCTACACCATTTGGCTCTTTGTTCCCTGATTTAGATGAAGATTCTGAAATAGGAGCAACTAAAAAACTCTATGAAATACAGGGTACAAATATAGTTGAAGCTTTTACTAATCAAATGCAGTTCTCTACAGATGAACTTGATTCCTACTTTGAAGTTGTGTCATGGGGATTCAACCCAAAGAAAACTTCTGTGAGTGCTGTCGATATTATGAGAGATTAACGTGGTATAATATATAATAATAACTATGAGTCAGATAAATCAAATACTCCCATTTTACTTAAATCAAGCACTAGGAACTTCTGAGACATCATTCGATGTAAAGCAACTTAAAGATTCACGGGGGAACTTAATAATTGCTATGCCTACTGGTGTAGCTAATATAATTGTAACTATCGAGCCACAAAGTTCTAATAATCAAGAGATTATCTCTTTCACAGGTATTACAAACAAAGGAAACGGCATTGTCACACTAACTGGTGTAACACGTAACCTAAACCCTGTTTCTCCTTACACAGCACTAACTCCTGCTGTATCTCATTCTAATAATGCAACATGTATAATAAGTAATTCTCCACAGACTGATTTAGATGTTGTCAAAACTAATGAGACTAGAACTGTAAGTTCAGTAGTTACTTTTACAGCCTCTCCTATAGTCCCAGATGGAGTAAACCCAACTGATGCGGTTAATAAATCACAACTTGATGCTGTAGTTGCTGGTACTATCCCTGCTTCATCTACAACTGTATATGGTTCTGTTCGTATGGCTTCTTCTCAGATAAAAACCATTGGGACAGCTACGATGACTATCGCCTCTCCTTGCGTAGTAACTTTCACATCTCATGGTCTTATAGCAAATGACATTATATATTTCACAACTACATCTGCTCTCCCTACAGGAATAACAGCAAATACTCAGTATTATGTGATGGCTACTGGACTAACAGCTAACACTTTCCAGCTTTCTGCTACCAGTTCAGGTTCTGCAATAAATACTTCTGGCTCACAATCAGGTGTGCATACTCTCTATAGAGCAACTCCATATGCAGTTAATGACCAAGACGGAAGACTTCCTACACAGTCTGAAAATGATGCTCTTGCTGGGACTTCAGGTACGCCATCCTCAAGTAATAAGTTTGTTACTGATGCAGATACTAGTACGACTCTTTCAGGCACTAAAGCAATAAGGGCTAACGCAGGTGTCTATCCGGCAGGAGACGGTAGTGCTATAACAGGTTTATCTAGTTTTTTAATATCAGGAGCACCAAGTACAGTAACAACAAATACTACAGCAACAGTGCTTACATATGCTCTTGCAGGAGGCACTCTTAGCACGAATAAAGGAGTAAGGATGAGATTTTCAACACTTTCAGCAATAACAGCAACAAACGGTGTTGTAACGTACACAGTTGCATACGGAGGAACAACTATATGTACTTTTGGATATAACGGTAACTCAGGGACTCCTACAGTATCAGGTCTTAGTGTTGTAGACATTGTTTTACTCGGTGCAGGGACTACAGGCACTCAAAGAGCAACAACTATAAACCAAACAGTAATTGTTTCTGGTTCAGGAGGTGTAGCAGGAAGTAACCTAGCCCAAGTTGCAGCTCTATCAATAGACAGTACAACATCTCAAAATATCACCGTCTCTTGTATTTCACAAACTTCAACTAGTGGTACTTTTTATGATTATCTTATACAAAAAATATCATAATATATGGAAAGAACTAACGTAACAGACAAAGGATACTCATATGGAGGCAAGAACTATACCTATGAGACACGTAAAGATGCAAATAACAACCCATATCAGGTTGCTATTGAAAGTACCACGCCTACTACCACAATCCAAAACACAGATGCACAGCGTAATGCTGATATGAAGACTCAGACATCTTACGACTCTCTAGCTCAGTCTAAAGGTCTTGCTACACCAACAAATAACGGTGTTATAACTCCTACAGCTGCACAACCAACACAGCCTGCAACTAAGACAGAAACTACTACACCATCCCCTGAACCTGTAAAAACAGTTGATGTTACTGCACAGCCTTGGACAGTTAATGAAGGTGATACACCAGAAGCTATTGCTTCTAAGAACGCTTTTAAAACATACAATGAATCTCTTGATAGACAAACAAAAGAAATCAATGATCAGTTCGATACTATGAGAGCTAATGCTCCTGCACAAAACCAAGCTGTTATGGATAGTATTAAAATGAAGTTTAATAAGTTAAGAGAAACTGCTGCACAAAACCATGCTAATCTTCTTGGTGCTCATGAAAAAATGGGGTATGCGACTGGTGGGAATCGTTATACTCAAATGCAAGAAGCAGGGCTACAGTTTACTGAGATTAGTAACTATACAACTAAGATTGCTGAATATGATTCACAAGAGCAAGTACATCTCATGGAAGCTGCTAATGCTCGTAACAAGAATGACTGGGATACTCTTTCTCAGAAGATGAGCATGCTTAATACTATAAATGACAATAAAACTTTAGCTCTTAAAAATCTTAACGATTTAACTAGTAAGGCTCTTAAAGAGCAAACTACTGCACAAAAAATAGCTGAAAAGGAAAAGCTATTAGGATTTTCTGATCCTGCAAAAATGATACAAGCCGTGGCTCCTTTATATGTAGAGCAAATAAAATCTATGACTCCTGTGCAAATGGAAACATATATCAATGCAAAAGCTAAGGAATTGGGGGTTAAGCCTGATTTTATTAAGGCTTCTATTCTGGCTGAACAGACTTCTTCACAACTAGATGATGCTAAATTAACTAATTTAAACGCAAGAACAGCAAAGACAACTGCACCGAAGACTACTACTAAACCAACTACTAAAGTCCCAGTTACACAGCAAAAGATAAATGATGTCTCTGCTATCATTAAAGATTTTCAGACACAGATAAAGTCTAAAGGTTGGAAAGGTGCTAACCCTATAGCGTATAAACATTACAAAGACCAGCTACTTTCTCAGTATGGTATTTCTGCTGTTACAGAATTAGATAAACAAATGGCTTCTCTTGGTATTAAAGTAGATAATAGTAAATAATAAGTATGTCAATAAAGCTATATGACTACGAAAACAAGAAAGTAGCTAGTACAACCCAAGAAGATAAATCATCTTCTGGTATTACAATGTTTAGTTATGATGAAGCACCTGTAGTAGAAGCTCCTCTACCTATTACTCCTGTATTGCCACAAGTTAAACCAACTTTTAAAACTTTTAAAGACCTTTCTCTTAAACAGAAAGTCACATACGGTCTAGAGAAAGCCTACTCTAATATCTATCAAGGATTGCAAGAAAACGTAGCAGGCTCTATTGAAGGAGTTACTGCTCTTAAAGATGTAACAAAAGGGGCGATATCATCAGAATCAACAAGTGCTAAAGAACTTGCAGATGATACAGAGACTGACAAAACTCTAAAGTCTATAGCTAGTATTTATTCTAGTGGTGCAGCTAGTACAAAACAAGATTTAACTGATGTAAAATCTAAACTAGGGCTTAACCCTGAGTCTGAGTTTAGCGATAGTCTCCTTAATGGAGTAGGACAAGTAATGGGTTTTATGGCTGGTGGGCTTGCTCTTAAAGGGGCATCTACTCTTCTTAAGCTTGGAAAGTATACAGGTACAATTCTTAATGCCGGTAACTCATTCTTAGAATCTGGGATGGAAGCGAATGATACTTATAAAGAACTTAAAAAACAAGGTAAGACAGACCAAGAAGCTTTTGAGGGATATAGACATAGCTTAGCTACAAACGTTGCTCTTATTGGAATCACAAACAAACTAGGTGGAGTATTTGAAGAAAAGAATTTCCAAGGAATAAAAAGAATAGCTAAAGCAGTATACTCAGGTCTTATGGAAGGAGGACAAGAGTTCTTCCAAACTATTGAAGGTAACTTTACACAAGGTAAGCCTATTTTAGAAGGTGCAAAAGAATCATTCCTTATTGGAAGCATCTTAGGAGTGCCTACAGCTCTAGTTTTCGATCAACCAAGTAAAGACGGTACTGTAACTGAGCCTAGTAAAGAAAAACTACAAGAAATTATTGACTCTTCTACTGCGACAGATGACAAGAAAGAAATTGCACAGAAAATATTAGAAGGCACTGTAACTGAACAAGAAAAAGAAACATACTTTACTGATGCAATAACTAACCCTGAGTTTGGTGTAGCTCTTGATGAAAAAGGTGTAGAAGCTTTAAAACAAGATATCTCAGAACTTATAGATACTGGTCATACTGTTATAGATATTTCAAACGGACTATACGAGCAAGGTCTTAAGCAAAGTATTGTAGAAGACATTGTGGCAGATGTTTTAAGTAATAAAAATCTTGAAACCATAAAAAATACAATAAAAGAAGAAGTGAAGCCATTTATTGAAGCATCTAAGGCAGAAATTGAAGCTAAAAAAGTACAAGACCAAATTAAAAGTGATGAGAAAATAGCAGAACTCCCAAGAGCTAAGCGTATGGCTTTTGAAGAGGTAAGTATGATTTTAGGAGCAGCAGAAGCAGGAAAACGTGTTTTTATTCCTGAGAAGAATAGTAGTGACTTACAAGTTAAAGGTGTGCCTTCTACATTTCCTGCTTGGATACCTGAGAATATGCGTTCTCGTAAAGTATTTGACCAAGTTACTCCATTCTGGGAGAAGCAAGAAGTTCCTCCTAAAAAGAGTCCAAGGGTTTTAGCACTGTATAACCTTCTACAAAAACATTCTGTAGAAATGGAAAAACAGTACCAAGAAACTATAGATAGAAATATGGAGATTGCTACAAAAGATGACGGGCATGCTTTTAAAGAATCTAAGAATAACGAAAAAGCATCTACTCAAGAAATGGGTGTAGTTAAAGATTTCCAAAAGAGATTTAAGGTACAGTTCGATACTTTCCTTATTGATAAGATTTTAATTGGGAAGAAGACAGAACTAGATCCTAGTGGTAAAGGGCAAGCTCATGGTGTTACTGATGGTAATGCTATTGCTCTTAGATATGACTCTGTAGTCAACACATCTTGGCATGAATTAGTGCACCTAATACTTAATAATCTATCTACGATACCAGAGTTCTCTAAGTTCTCCCGTGAAGATATTTTAAAGGCTCAAGCTGAGAAGATGGGTGTAGAATATGATGCTAGAAAAGAAGAAAAAGATAAAGCTATTGAAGAACAGCTTGCTGTTGATATGGAAAGCTACTCCAACCTATCGTATAAGCCTAAAAATAGCCTTCTAGGGCGTTTCTTTAAGTACATCAATGATACAGTCAAAAACTTCCGTAATCTCATTACAAAGTCAAATGGTGACGTAATAACTAACTTCTACGATGCTATTAGATACGGGGAGACAAAAAGAAAGAATGATATAGAACTAGAACAAAATACTAAGATTACAAAGTATCTTGCTGATAATATATTAGATTACACACCTTATCATAGCCAGACTCGTGTACTTAGTATTTCTAATGGAATAACCTCTATTGATTTCAGAAGTGTTGAAGAGTACGGAATGTCACACAGACCAACTAAAGGAGTTCCAGCTTTTGACTTAATTGCGTTAGTTGATGGTGAACAAATGATCCCCTCTGATATGTATACACAGTGGTACGGATCACGGGGGACTAAAGCAGATTTAGAATCAATAGCTGTACTTAAAAAAGTAAAAGGAAATCCAGAAGCTGATGTGACAATTTACCGAGCTTCTCCTAGAAATGAGTTTAATAATGGTGACTGGGTTACATTATCAAAAACTTACGCCACAGAACACGCAGAAGGAAATAGTAGTAAAGTTCATTCTAAAGTTGTCAAAGCAAAAGATATAAGATGGGCTATGGATGATGTGAATGAATTTGGTTACTACCCAGAAAATAACGTATCTTTCAAAACAAGAATGTCTGCTGTTAAAAAGGTAACAGGGTTAGATCAAATCCGCATCAACTACTTTGCCTCTCATATGGATATGGAAGATGTAAAAGTATTGGAAGACTATATGAGAGTATATGATGAGAACTTACAGATTCCTCCGAAGAAAGATGAGGCTATTTCTAAAGAAGAAACTAAGGCTATCGAATACTTTACCGAAGGATTAAAGCTAGAAGACAAGACACCAGAACAGATGGCTTCTATTTCTACAGCTATTCTTGAACAGTACTACGCTACTTCTCCTAAAGTAACTATTTGGAATGAACAACCAAAGTTTAAAGAGATGGTAGATAAAACAGCTGAGGTATACAAAGAGTCTGGAGATCTAACTACAAAGATTCTGAAAGATTTAGAAGGTAAAAAGACTGTATCGAAGCAGTATATTATCGACTCACTAAAACGTGATGGTGTAAAACAATCAGAAAAAGATGTAATAAATGCTGTGCTCCCACAATTTGAAGGTGCGACAATAAGTGTTGCTGAATTTGCGGAGAAAGTAAAAGCAGAGTTATTGCCTTTGGAAAGAAAAAAGGTTGGGGAAGGTAAAAATCTTTCAAAATACGAGAGTATTGCTTTGCCTGACAAGTTAAGAGGAAACGTGTCGAATTATAGTGAAAATATTTATGCTTCTCCTATTAAAACGTCAGCAGGAAACGTGCATTTTGGCGGTTCTAAAGCAGGAGAAAACTACTTCGGCCATACTCGTATCGAAGACATGGCAGATAAAACTCGCAGAGTAATTGAGGTACAGAGTGATTTGTACCAGAAAGGGGGGGTGGAAAAGGAAAGCAATAGTGTTTACACTGGTAACTTTTCTGCCAACATCACTCCTGCTGAAAATATAGAATACAATAAATTGAGAGCGTTAGAAGATGAATACAGATATAATAATCCTGATAAAATAAAGCTTGCAGAGGTTGAAAAAAAGATGAGAGCAATACAGATAAAAGGAGAAGGAGCTCGTAAACAAAAACAACTTGAAAGACAATCTGAACTATCTAAACTCTCCCAATACAACGACCCTACAGCCCACTTCCGCATGATACGAGAGGAAATTAGACGTGCATCACTAGATGGTAAAACAACTCTTCAATTCCCTACAGGAGAAACAGCTATGAAGATTGAGGGGTTAGGAAGTACAAATCAATGGGGCGATGTAGAGCTTAGTTCTAAACTTGTTGACGAAAATCCTAGTATTGGTATTAGTAGATTACAAAGAGAAGCTAGACTAATACCTGAGAACTTAAAAGTTGGCAAGGAAGTAAATGACGGTACTGGTAAATGGATTATTACGGATGTGTTGGAAGATGGGAAATTTAAGGCAGTAGACAAGTTCTATGTAGATACACAACCAAAAAATTGGGAGTTTGAAGTTGATAAATCTGTAGAAGGTAAAACAAGTTGGATGGCTATAAATAAAGTAACAAATAGACGTGAATTTACTGAGTTTATACCATCAAAAAAACAAGAGGCTCTCGATTTCTTAAAAAGAAGAGTTGGTGCTGATAATCCAGATATTTCACTTCAAGAAATAGGTAGTAGGCATGGTGAACAATTCGATATCTCAGGCAAAGTAGACACTAATAACCCTATCTACAAATTCTACGAAAAAGAAGTCGCTAAGTATCTCCGTAATAACTACCAAGCAGAAACCATTACAGACGATAAGGGTATTACATGGTACGAGGTGAAGCTAAAAGATGAACACAAAGGTGCAGTTATTGCTTTCAAGGAATATGTCCCTCGTAAAGATAATGAAGAGTACATCAAGAAAATGTATCCTAGATATTATGCACATATCCAATTAGTCAAACTGAACCCAGTAAAAGTATCACGTGCTTATGATAGGGCAAAATCTCGTCTAGGTGAAGAGTATCAGAAAGATGTGTCATATACTCCAATTAAGATAGCCGATGAAATGGCAAAGGCTTTTGAGCTTGTTAAACAGAATCCTGAACTAGCTAAGCAGATTGCTTTAGGCTTAGAGTTACCTCCATTAGATATTACTGAAACAGCTATAGCTCTTGCGGTATCAGAAACAGCTAAAGAACAAAAAGATTATAAGACACAAGCAGAAACAGAAAGTTCTCGCTCTCTAAGGCAAACACGTAGAGGGCAAGAAATAGTTATGGAGAATGGCAGGGTAGATGAAAACTCCCCTTCGTTCTTTATTAAGCAAGTCCTAGAAAGAAGAAAAGCTTTAATTGCTGCTAGGTATACGCCTTTATTCGCTAAGAAGCTAACATTTAATGAAGTTATGGATGATGTAATTAAAAAGAAAACCCAGAAGAGGAAAGTAAAGACTGATTTAGAAATCAAAGTAGAAGACCTTAATGAATTTCTTAATGAGTTAGCATGTTAGAATAGTACTATATGTCACGTACCTTCTGTCTTCTTCCTGACCAAATACAAAAGCTAAAACTTGAAATGAAAAATCAAGGAGCTAAAAGTATTGTAGAAATGTCTTCTTCTGAAAGAAAGGCATTCTTTACTAAGTCTCTTAACAATGAACAACTTGGGACTGAAGTTACTTCATCTTTTGAAAAAGCTATGTCATCTAAGCAATCAAAAGCTCTTTCTAAATGGGCGAAGTCTGTCTTTACAGAAAAAGAAATCAAAGCTAAAACTTATCCTGATGTTATAAGTAAAATAAATAATCTTCAGAAAGAAGGGTTACTTAAGCCATCTCTAACAGACCAGTACCTAGATACTCTTATTGCAACATCTCTTGGACTAGAACTTAAGGCAGAAGAAGTGCAAAAGATAAATGAGTTATCTGAAAAAGTACAGCAGAAGGAAGAACTACCAACAAATACTCAGTTTTTTGGATATCACACTGATTACTTTAAAGCACGTAAAGAAATGAATGATTACATACAAACTCTTACACCGAGCTTAGGTACCGAGCTTTTCTTTGGTCTAATTGGTCGTGGGAATCTTCTTGCTTCATTGAAATCACCTACAACTAACGTAGTATCTAACTTATCATCATTCTTAACTGAGCCTATAGTAAGAAGAATAACATCAAGAACATTGTCTGGTGTTAATAGTGATTTAGTTGTACCTTTCTTAAAAGAAGCTCATAAAATATATCAAGAAACTGGGTATGATCCTGTTCGTATGCTTAGAATCCAAGATGAGCAGCTTACTCTTGGAGAAGGTAGGGTTACAACGCAAGGTGAAGGTGCTTTAAGAAGCGTCTCTAGATTTTACGAAGATATAGTTTTCAAGCAACTTATGGGAGCACCTGATATCTGGGGAGCAGCTCTTCACTTTGCTGATAGTGTTAATATCATTACTACTAAAATTGCTAATGATGAGGGACTACAAGGTGATGCTTTAAAAGAAAGGGCAAGAAGTTTATTCCTAAAAGCTACACAAGTAAGAGATACAAAAGATGATATTGCCCATGTTGTTCGTGAAGGTGGTATAGCAAATGCTCTTTATGCAACTTTCCAACAAGATACTTGGTATGCTAAAAAAGCACTTGAAATTAGAAAGGCTATGGATGAAGCTAGTGGAGGATTAAAACTAGGTACAAACTTAGAACCTTTTATTAAAACACCAGTGAATGTAATTGGTGCCGGTATAGAATATTCAGGAGTGACTCTTCCTTTCGTCGCTGTAAGAATGATGGAAAGTGCATATAGAGGTGAAGAAGTTTTCACAAGAGATATGGCAAGGCAAGTGACTCGTGCAGGGCTTGGGCTTATGATCGCCACACTATTAGCTTCTGCTCTTGATGATGACGACTACATGCCTGATTATGTTATGGCTACAGACAAAGAAAAAGCATCTACAAAGCTATCTAATGCTTCTTATAATTCAATTAGAATTGGAGATAAATGGGTGTCTCTTGATTACTTCGGAGTGTTAGGTGTTGCTTTAGCAGGAATGATGGCAGCAAAAAGAAAAATAGGTACAGTAGAAAAAGGCGTAGCTTTTGCTGAAAATGCTTTCTTCCAAGTAAGACGTGCTCCTATCCTTAGTACATTTTTTGACTTAGGACAATGGTTTTCTGAGAATAAGAAGTACTCAAAGTCTAGTGAGGATATTGCAGGGGAACTAACTGGTGATGCAGCTGGGTTTTTCTATTCAAGAACAGTGCCAATGATTTTATCTGATGTTGCTAAAGTTTTAGATGACAAAGAAAGAGCCAATGATTACAAGTCATGGCAAGATGATATTTATGCAAAAATCCCCTTTAAACGTGAGACACTACCGCCAAAGTACAATGACCTTGGACAAATAATCCCAACTGAAAATGCTTTTTGGACTCTTTTCGCAGGGGCAAGAGTTAAAACAGTAAACGATGATAAGGCTTACCAAGAAATAAATAAACTATCCACACAAGGAGGTAACTTTTCTATAACGGCTAAAGGATTCAAAGAAATGGTTGTAGCTAAGAAAATACTTTCTCCTTATGAGTACAATGAACTCTTTGGACAGGTACAGGATAGTATTCGTAACGCCTACCTTAATACTACAGAGACAGACGAATATAAAGAAGCCGATACCGAGGGCAAGGTTAAACTTCTTTCAGAAGTAAGAAAAGGTGTAATGAAATCTATTATTGATAGCACTCCATACTCAGGAAGAATATACGATGCTATTCAAGCTGAAAAAGATAACTAAGCGTACTTCTTAAGATATAAAAGTGTCTTTGCTCCAACTCTCTTCCCGTTAAGACTTTCAATCTCACTAACACTAGCTATCTTGTTCTTGAGCTGTAGCTTCATTATCCCTTGTGCTGTTTGGTTTAGATAATTCCCAGTTGAAGGAATACTTTTGTCTATGCAGTTTTCGTACTTGAGGACATCTTGAAGTGCTTTAACATCAGAACTTTCTCTAATTCCATAAGTAAGAATTTTATTAAAACTATACTTTGGCTTAGTATTTTCTTTTTCTACTGTGTATATATATCCAACAAGTTCTACACGATTAAGCATAAAACTTTCGTCGATAACACGCTGTCCGTTCTTCCCGTAACTTGATCCCCAAGAGTCATCAGAGACGAATTTCCTCCTAGAATCTTTCTTTCCTGCATATATGAGTGGATTATAGTGGTTTATGTTATATGTCACTTTACTGTCAAATTTAGGGTTTTGGTAAGGTTCTGAAGTCCACTCAGATATGTCTGAACGTAGCAAAATAATAGGTGTCCATCCATCATCAATTACACGAGCTATTTCATCTAAATCTTTTGGGTTAATAAAAGCATATTTAAGATTATATTTTTCATCTATAATTGCGAGTGCTTCTTTATACATCTTATTTGTAATAGGAAAGTTGTTTGCTTGTGTTTCTGTAAGATTATCTCCTCTTAAATCTATATCTAAAGGAGCTCTTTTTTTACACAGAATTTGGAATAACTCATTCATATTCATCCCAGCACTAGTGTTTGTTCTTAGCTGGTATACAAAAGGAGGAAGTAAATCTTTGTATTCCCCTTCAAGTTTTTTCATTACTATCCCCAATGCTTTTACCCCAGAAAATGCCCCACACATTCCGCTTCCGTTTTGGTTACGTTTTGTATATTGTGGTATTTTTGTTTCATCAAATTCTTTCCACACGTAAGGCTCACCAGCCATTCCATAAATTTCTTCATGTTGGTAATCTTTGTTTTTTTCTTCTATTGTTCGCAAATCTTCACTTACTCCAGTAAAAAGTTGTTCACTATCTTGTTTAAGAATTTTCATAAGTTAAGTATACCATTATATGTGTTTCCAGTTTTGTCTTGTTATTATTGCAGAGACTGTTTTTTTCTTTAATAAAAACAAATTAGCAATTTCTTCTTGTCTCATTCTACTTGCAAGACTACGAATTTCCAAAACATGTTTTTCATTTACTAAAGCTCTTGGGTTTTTTGAACCAAGCATTCCCGGTCTTATTTTTGTCATATCAACCATTCTTCCTTGTTTGAGTGCGTGTTGAGTATTTTCTTTATGCGTGCACCATTCTAAATTTTCTACATGATTATTAGAACGGTTATTATCTATATGATTTACACAAGGTTTATTTTCTGGGTTAGGAATAAAAGCTTCTGCTACAATGCGGTGAACTTTAAATTGATTTCTATTTCTGTTTTTAGTTAAACCAATTACAAAATAACCATTACTGTCTATACTTTTTCTTAAAATATCTTTACCAACATAATATGATTTAATATTTCCAAAACTACCCACATCATACAATCCTTCATACCCAACTACCGTCTTCCATATTTCATTTTCCATAGATTTTTACCTGTACGTCACCCACCAATCGAGTCAGATGAGTAACGTACAGGTCTCGATTTATTAATAATAACTAAATTATAGCATGATATAATTATATATATGACAAATATAGACTTTAACAATGTTCAAATTTTAGCTGGTACAATTTCAGGGTTTACAATCGGTATTACTTCTTTAATAAAACAAGCTGGTATAACTAGCAGATTTCTCCCACTTGCCTCTATAATCATCTCTGTTGGGCTTTCTGTACTCATTGTAGGATTTACTCAGTCTGCTGTGTTTATAGGTCTTACAGCATCATTTCTGGCTTCTGGTATCTATTCAGGAGTTAAGGCAACTGTGGATAAGAAAGAAGATACTTTTAATGGTTAGATGTAGACTTAACTTGGCGTTATTATATTTTAATACGGATAACAGCCAAAACACTTTGCGTTAGCCTTGGTTAGAGGTTATATACTCTAAGAAATACTGGAGCTATCGCATAGAAAAAGCACTCATTACGACGAGTGCTTTTTCTTCTCTGTTTGAGATTTAGAGATTATCTACTGTATCCTCATCTCCTGCAACATTATTGTCCGTTACAGCAACTTCCTCTTCTGAGACAGTTTCTTGTCCAATAGAAGTAACATCTACCTCACTTTCAATAATATCAATCTCTACCTCATTTTCTTCCATCATAAGTTTATTTATTTAGTCTTAGTAATAACTTTCTTTGTCTTTTTAACAGGCTGTCTTTTAGCACCTTCAACTTCTTCATGCACTTCTTTAACAATCTCATCAAGGACTTTATGTAATGCTTTCCTTCTTTCAATAGATTCTCTTTTTTCTACCATTCTATTTAAACTAGAAAAGAGTGCAATTACAACATTAACAGCAAGTTGTACAACTAAAATTACCCCTCCTATATACATAACATTGAACATGAATACTGGGTTCCCTAAAAGTTCATTCATAACTATTTATTTTTACGATGGATAAAATATTCAACAATAACACTCAAAGATTTTTCTTCACAAGTAAGCTTTTTCTTAGCTAAAATCTTTTGTATATTTTCTGCGTGCTTAGTTCTCATCTTAGAATAATGCTTGTCCCATCTTATGTCGGCAATCATGGAGCTATTTATTCTAGAGTGAGAAGACTTAGTTTCTTTTGCTTTCAAATTATTTTTCATTAACTAATAACATTTATATTATAGCACATATCTAACATCAACCATGTGTATAACTAGTTTATTATCTTTAATAATTCAAAAGTTAAAGACTGAGCATTTGCTGAAAGTTTAGAAAAATTCTTTTTTAAAGTTAAAATAATATCCTTCTTAATTTCTTTTATTTCTATATCTAACCTTACTATATCAACTTTTATTTTTTCTTCTGCTTTCATACTTATCTTGTGAATGTACCATTAAGATTATCAACTAACTCTTGCATAGTCTCGCCTGTTTCAAAGTAAGAACCTTTGTCCCAACCAAGAAGTATTGCTTCGTTCGTTCCTGACTGCCTATCTACCGCAACACGCAGGACTGTATTACCGGTGTACTCCATCTTACCTCCATTTTTAGTTGCTTCTCTCCAAACAATAAGAACCTTATCTGCAAGTTGTGCTATCGAACTAGAATCTCTTAGATCAAAAATAGTAGGCTCTTCTTCAATTTTTGTTTTCTTTAAGTGGCAAACAAGTAAAATGAGAACTTTATAGGTCTGAGCTATTTTCTTTAATTTTGCAACGGTATTAGTTATCGTTAAATCAAAACGTCTATCTTCTTGTGATATGTCAATAACAAAATGTAAGTGATCTATGAGTACTACTTTTGTTCCAAACTTTAAAACAGATTCTAAAATTCTTTCTTCAATCCAATCAATGTTTACTTTATTAGAACCAATAACTTGTGGGATATAAGCATCAAAAGCCTCTCTCCCAAATTTCATTTCTTTTCTTAAAAGCTCATCAGCACTTTGCTCTAATGCAAATAACAAAGGCTTCTGTTTACTCATGTTTTTCATTAAATCCATTGATAAACTAGTCTTTCCTGATTTTGTAACACCAGTAATAACTACAAGCTGCTCTTCTCCAAAACCTTCTGTTACATGGTCTAATCTCTTAAAACCAGAAGACCAGTGGGCGACATCTGGCTGTGTCTTAAGCCACTCAAATCTTTCTTTTGCAGAAATAATTTTATCTTCTCCTTGGTAAGAAAGTAAGATTTGCTCCTTTCTTGTTTTTATAAGTTCACGCTCTAATTTTGTCTCTGCTTCTTTGAATAATCTTTCTGCTATCTCATCAAGCTTATTTTCGTTCATAGGGTGGGTAATATTTTAATAAGTGTATCCAATGTCCACATTTCGGGTTTGTGCTCAGCCTTGAGGCGTTTTAGCCCTTTGGCGAGCATCTGGTCGTCTGGGTAAGCCTCAGTTATATCCTTTGCAACCTTTACAAATCTTTTGAAGGCTTGGTTAGCTGATAACTTAGTAGGGAATTTCATTTCTTTGATAATAAAATAATCTATCATAAGTTTCCCATGTCTTCCTTTTGCTACTGTATCATCTCTCCATTTTATTTTATCTTCTTTTTCCCAAGTGTCTTGTATTTTTGTTTCCTTGGTATTTTTTTTCTTAGAGTCAGGAATCTTTGTACTCAAAGTTCCTGTAGTATTTACTCTCCTATCCTTACCTAACTCTAACCTAACCTGTGTATCCAAAATGGATACATTCTGGATACATTCTGTATACGCTCCATTTTCCTTTGTAATTAAAGACTTTTTTTCATCAATATATTGACTTTGGCTATATCTATCGTTTTGTATATAGTTATGAATTTTCCAATGTTTGATAACAATTATCCCACTTTCAAAACCAAGAACAAATCTTTTTGAAATTAAAACTCGCATATCATCATCACTACTTCCTATCATTCTCATTATCTTTTTTGGGTTACCAATAAAACCCTCATCATCTGCTCTCATTGAAAGGTGAAAATAAAGAAGTTGAGAACCTTGTCCCATATCCATAAAAGCATCACTATCAACTATTTTTAAACTGAACATTCTTCTTTGTGCCATATAATTATTTTCTATAAATTTGCTCAGTATACTTTCCCCCACAGATTACATTTTGTATAAAAATATAATCATCTTTTGATATCTCATTTTCTTCTAAACTCTGTTTAGATAAGCTTTTTAAGGCATTTCTTTGCATAGCAAAACCATGTAGCATTTTTAGTAGTTCTTCTCTGTGAGTCATAAATACGTTAATTATTTTTAACGCCTAAAGTTCTTTGATTTTCTTTATACCTAACCTCCGCTTGTAAGTAGAGACTAGGTATAAAGTACAAGCTGACCTCTCGGCTAATTAAGTAATACCATACTTTCACATATTGTTCATGTGGAAAACTAAAAGACAGCCTATACTTTTACCCAATCTACAACCAACCTAGTATTAAAAATGATGTAAAAATTAAATAGTAATAGGTTAGCTGTAGGCTAGATAAAGATACAGCCACGAATGGCTGTATTTCTTTTAGACTGGTCTGTTTGGTTTAAGAACAGGACAGTCACGATGTTGGTATTTCTCATAGTCTCCTTCAAAGTGGATAGAGTTCTCGGAGTGGGTGTCTACTTCACATGCACACTTTTCACAGATGTGGTAGCGAAGGTAAAGTGGCACTTGCTTTGGCTTCAAACTCGCTTCGATATCTTCAATAGCTTCCCTAATAAACTCCGCAGGGAATACTTTGTATATGGCTTTAATCAGTTGGAGTGCTACCCCCGTTTCTGATGGGGGGGGAGGCTGATTATTGTGCCAGTTTCCCGATTGTAAGTTATTCGCATCTTCACGCTCCTTTCTAAGTTTTTCTTTGATAGCCTTCCCACATGTCATACAAGGGGAAAAACTAAGCGTAGGCTCTTCTATTCCCTTTTTCTTAGGAGAATAGTCGATAGCCTCAGTTTGAGGTCTGTTAAAACGATTTTTAGCCAAATGATACCTCCTTTCAAAGAACAAGGTCGCAGTACCCATGCTAGATGGACTTTTCCTAACTGCGTCTAATTTTAGTGTACTACTTAATATATTTTTTGATATAGACTTATACACAACTGCACTTGCTTTTTTCAATTTATGGTATAATGAATATATAATTTATTAACCAAACTTTTAAACTTTTATGACAGATGGACAATATCTAAGTACAAGACAGGCAGTGCCCAACAAAGGTACCGCAACACCACAAGTTGATAGTGTAGGTAATCAGAGAGCTACCCTTGAGACTTATATTTCTGGTGAACGTTCAGCTGGGTCTTCAACAGGTTCAGACTATATGAATGTCCGTTCTGAGAATACATACACTTCAATTACCACAGCCACTACTACACTCATTAAAACAGGTTCTGGTATGCTAAAGTCAATAACTATTTTAGGTGGAACAGGTGGACTTGTATCAGTATTTGACAATACAGCAGGCTCAGGAACAGCTCTTATCCCTGCCTTCACAGCAGTCACTACAACCTCAGTAACGCTTACTTTTGATGCAGTTTTTGCAACAGGACTTACAATCGTTACTGCTGCTGCAACCTTACTTAGCGTATCTTCATCATAATTATCATGAACTTCACAATCAACAAAATCAACGATAACGGATCAGTAGATGTAACATATTCTGACGGAAAGAAACAAAACATCTCTAACATGCCTGTTTCTGATAGTGATGCTCTTACAGAAGCTCTTATTGCTTACGGACAAGCATATGAATCTGGTAAAGCATCAGAAGCAATTACAGTAGAAATCTCTACAGAGGTACAGGCTATGGCTGGTACTAAAGTAGACGTAGATGCTTACCTTGCTGAGAAAGAAAGGATTGAGGCAGAAGCAGCACTTGCAGTAGAGCCTGTAGTAGAAGTGCAAGAGGTTGCAGAAACCCCAGTAGTAGTTGTTCCAGAAAACTCACCGACAGTTCCAGAAGAAATGATTACACCAGAAATGGCAGAAGCAGGAGTAACAACAGAGACACCTCTAGTTACTCGCGAGGAAGTTGTTGCACAGTTAGGTGAAGAAGTCGTACAAGACTTAGAGGCTAATGCAGAAACTGTAGACGTTATTACAGAAGCTCCTGTCGAGGCTGTACCAGCTGTAGACTCAGCTGAGTAATGCCACGCATTAGCAATAGAAACGTAGGAGGCTCACTAGCGTTTAATGGGTCTACTTCATTTGTAAACATCACAAATACTTCTGGACAAATATTTAATAACCAGAATTATTTTACTGTTTCAATGAATGTTAAGATAAGAGCTTATACGACTGGTTATATTTTCGCACATCAATCTACTGCTACAGCAAATAGAATTTATATTAGTTTAACACCTACTGGGATAGTTAATTTACAAATGAGTAATGCCGGAGCTGGTGTGGCTACTCCTAATCCATTAAAAATTGGGCAGTGGTATAACATTGTTGCAGTATATGATAGGGTTACGCCAGCATTGTATTTATATATAAATGGAGCACTTGTTGCTTCATTAGCAACTGGCATATCAGCACCAGGAGTGGGGCTTGTTGACCTACAAATTGGTTCAAGAATTGCAGGAGCAGAACCAACAAATATATTAGTTGATGATGTAAAGTTTTTTGCTTCTTCAGTAGCGAGACCGACAGATACTGAGGTTGCTTATTTATATTTTAATAATGTTAATCTTCCTGGATTTATTGATGGTCTTGCTTTAGATACTATGACAGGCACAACCGCTGTGTCTACTACAGGTAATAACAACGGCACCATCACCGCAGGAACTTGGAGCACCGACAGACCTTTTGCGAACAGCAATAGTGTGCAGGATATTAAGGCGAGTGCTTCAGGGGACTCAACATCTCCCGTAGGAAGTATCGACACTACAACTAGTGGTGCAGGAACAGTAATGATGTGGCTTAAAACAGCATCACAAACAGGTGTAACTGTATTTGGTCTTGTTGGTGCTGATGGTATTACTGATGCTTGGAGATTTAACTGTTCATCAACGTATCCATTTATTTGGACTACTAATACAAGTGGTTCCGGTACTGGTATTTTCAATTCTAATTCTACTTTTCCAAATAAAATATGGACACATGTAGCATGCACACTTACAACAGATGGAGTTAATACAAATGGTAAGATATATATAAATGGGCAACTAATAATATCTTCTACTCTTGCGAGAGATGTAAGGTCAGTATCAAGATTAGTTGTATATAATAACCCAGACTATAAAACAACTGATGTTGTTGCTTACGAAAGAGAATTATCTCAGGCTGAAATATTATCACATTACAATACTTCAGCAACACCAACCATTCCTAAGATTAAATGGGAAAGAACAGAGGGTGTTGGTAATATAAATTATGATACATCTGGTAACTTAGCAAATAGTACTGGTACTTTAACTTGGTCATCCGACACTCCTTCTAAATCTCGTAAACAAGTTGGGGGGAACATGATACCTAATGGAGACTTTAGTTATGTACCAGTGGTGAATGTAGCGACTACTACATCAGGAAAATTCATAAATGGAACAGTTGCCGGGGGTGCTTCAAATATTTTTGGTTGGCTTTTTACTAAATCAGGTACAGCTTCATCAGTTTTTGATGTAAACAATACATATCTTGGTAATCCTTCTTTAAAAGCATCATTATCAGCAACTGCGTCTTATTTAGAGTTATTTACATCTGGTGTTAACAATAATATTATTAGTTACTTTGGAAAATCATTTATACGTGTATTACCTAGTACTTCATACACCTTAAGGTATGCAATGAAAACTAATTATGTATCTGGTGATAGCTCTAGCGGTGCATACATAACGATTATTGGCTCAAATGGTGACGGAAGTTCTTCCTCATCTCAGACTAATGGTACGCCGATAAAAACTACAACTGATTGGACAATTTATACTGTTACATGGACTACATCTGCAACAACAAGATATGCTCAAATTAACCCTGTAATCTACGGTCACACAGCAGCAGGAACCCTCATCATGGATGCTTGGTTTGCTAATATCACACTTACTCCTACGGTTAATACTACTCGCACCCAAATAACATAATATGTCTACTACACAAAACTTTGGAGGTAATGCTCTAACATCTAAATCAGGAACAACAATACTACCACTAACCAGCCTAACTAACTGGAGTGTTACTAATGGCACACAGTCTCTTGATACAGTAAACACATCGCTTGATGCAGGGATAAAACTAACTACACCAGCTGGAAGTTTCTGCTTTACTACAAACACAGCGTTGTCATTCACGCTAGATCGAAATGGTATCGTTTCTTTTGATATGTACATCGAAGACATAACCAAGCTAGACTCTTTTGGATTCTACATGTCAGTTGATTCAGGATTTACAGACTTCTATGTTAAGTTCCCTACTGCTTCAGGATTCTACGATACAGGATGGAATAGGGTAGTATTGCATATCTCAGACTTTGGAGTAGGAGGTGGAGCACCAACTGCTACATCTACATTCACAACCTTACGGTTTAGAATAGATGCAGAGGCAGGAGAAATAGCTAATGTTACATTTAATAATCTAAAGACAGGATTTAGAACAGCACCAACACTTCTCATTCATTTTGATGATGGGTATGCGAGCGTATACACAGCAGCATTACCTCTAATGAACGGAATCAAAGCTAGTGTAGGAGTAAATGGAGTCTCAGTAGGTACAGGAAGCTATATGTCAGTAGCACAACTACGTGACTTGCATGATACCTATGGCTGGGATATGTGTAATCACTCTTGGAGTCATCTAGACCAAACAACACTAACACCGGCACAACAAGCAGATGAGGTAGAAAAAAACAGATCATACCTATCTTCTCTTGGTTTTACACGTTATGGTGAGCATAATCATTTTTACTACCCTTATGGAGCCAAGAACTCTACTAGTAAGCAGACTATGCAAACACTAGGGGTTGCTACAGCAAGAGGGCTAACAGAGTCATCTATCCAGCTTCCTTGGTATGAGAAATATCAACTACCTTGCTACACGATTATAAATAGTTACCCACTGGCTAACGCTACAGCTCAGGTTACTAATGCTATTAAACGAGGTAGCTCACAAATCATCTTATTCCATCAAATTACTGCTGGTGCTGTTACAGAAACAGAGTGGTCAACAGCTAACTTTACAGCATTTATGGCATACCTAGCACCACTAGTAAAAGGAGGTGTGATAAATGTGATGACTACTACTGAGTGGGTGAGTGCTATTTCTGGTAGAAGACCAGTATACTAATGAAAAAATATTACATCGCTTTTTATATAATTATTATTATTGGCTTATTTGTAGAAAGAGTTAGATAACAAAATCCCCTCTATCCAATTACGGTTAGGGGGATTTTGTATATTCATGCAAGGCGATATGAAAACTCACAACAATACAATTTTAATTAAAAGTACTCCTGCTATAAGTATACATAATCGTAATTAAAATAGAATAAGTTATCCACATATTGCATATAAGTTATAAAAGAGTATACTAGATCATAGATGTTATCTGAGTTGGGGTGTAGCATAGAAGAAAATGCACTATTGGCGAATTTTAAATTAGCCTACTCCCACATAGAGATGTGATGCGACTATACAAGTAACAAAAGTTGAAATTACGAAAGTAAAACACAACAACAGCGTGGGTACTGCTGCTTGTCACTTCATCACCGCCCCAACTCAGATAATATCTTTATAAAATAAAAAATATATAATGACTGATATTACAATCATCACACAAGAAATTGCTAAAAATTTTAGTAATAAAGAGACAGCTAATGCTCTTTTATCAAACACATTTAAAGGATTGCAGCCTAATGTAGCTAAAGAAGCTATGTTAGGTGGTATGTTGCGTGGTTTTACTTTTGAAAACTTCTTACAGAAAGATGTTTATGCAATCTCTTACGGAGCATCATATTCTCTTGTAACTTCTATTGACTGGGCACGTAAGATAGCTATGTCATCTGGTCTTGCAGGGAAAGATGCACCTACATACCAAATAGATGATAATGGAAATGTAATTTCTTGTTCAGTTACAGTTTATAAAGTTGTAGAAGGGCTACGTTGTGGTTTTACTTCTTTGGTATTCTTTAAGGAATACTCAACAGGTAAGAATCTTTGGACTTCAAAACCAATGACAATGATTGCAAAGGTTGCAGAGATGCACGCACTTCGTATGGCATTCCCTGAAAAGCTAGATAAAGCATATACAGAAGAAGAAATGACACCGATAAAAGTAGAAGCTACAGCACCAGTTATTGATATAGAAGGAAGTATAGCAAAGCTAGACAATGCTCTTACTGTAGAGATGCTTGCTGATATTTGGAAAGAACTTCCTAGATCTGCACAAGCAAATGAAGAAGTGTTTAATTATAAGGAAACATTAAAAGTTAAGTTAGCGATTTCAAAAGAATAGTATGAAAACAATCTTTTGTGAACAGGGGTCTGATGAGTGGCATAATGCCCGTAGATGTATTATAACAGGCACAAAGCTAGAAAGTGTCATGGGCACTCCTCTGGCACGTGTACAGCTCATTTCTAAGCTCATAGGAGAGGAAATAACTGAAAGGTCTAAGGAAGTAAAACAGACTCAAGAAATGGCATGGGGAAATGAGCAAGAACCGGTTGCAATAGAAGCTTTTACAAAACAAACAGGGATAGAAGTTGATAGAAGCGTTGGCTTGATGGTTTCTGATGAATTTGATTGGTTGGGATTCTCACCAGATGGTGTTGTTAATGGTGGGAAAGAGATGGTGGAAGTAAAAAACCCAGATACTCATACTAATGTTTTCTATCGACTTACTAATGAAATCGGGATGGAAGAGTTAAGTTTAGGTACATGGTCTAAGCCAACAAAAGTAAACCCAGAAAGCATATTTTCACCTAGCTCAAAAGAACCATTTGTCGGAGTGCCAGCTGACTATAAGTACCAAGTTCTACAAGGATTCTTCGTAAATGAAATCTGTGAGAGGATCCATTTCTTAATTCATGATGATAGAATCATTGAAAAAGATAAGAAATTGTATATTGTGATTGTTGAAAGAAGTAATCCTCTCGTTCAAGAAGCTCTTAAAGAAGTAAGAAGTGAGCTTGTAAAGTTTAGAGCAGACTGGGTAAAGTGGAGAGATGAGTTATTCCCTAGCAATTTCTAGTATGAAAACAATAGAAACCCATGACACCACTGTAATCGGAGCACTATTCTGTCTTGGGTATCGTCATGAAAAACTACAAAAAAGCAAAGAGGTTGCTAATAGAGTAGAATTTGTATTTAAACATTCTAAAAAATTAGAATCTGATATAGAGGATATTAAATTAGGCACTCTTAAGTTTAGTGCTCATGATATTGCTTTAGAATTACATAGTGTAAGAAGTAGAATAAAGAACTTTATTAAAATATAATTATCCACAGACAGTTACTTGCATATAATATACATATGACATACACTAATAAATAGGTAGAAATACCTATAAACAAATACCATGTCCTATCCAATCAAACAAGAATCAACAACCTTCATGAAAGCATTTCTCATCATTATTGTCCTGATTCCATTATCAGCGATGTTCGCAGCGTATGTTGGGACATTAATTAAGTAATCTAACAATTATGAAGTAGATATGATGGAAGAAATAAAGAAATTAGAAGAAGAAATTGCTAGAGAAGAGGCAGATTATGAAATCAATCGTAATTACCCAAGTGATACTGAACAATTTTATTCAGCACTTGAGCAACAAAGACAACATTTGTCAGAACTTCATAGAAAATTGAGAGAATATAGGATATTAAGATAACTAATATGACATTATTAAGTAAAATCGTACAGGAGAGTGTGGAGCTTAGAAATCAGTTTGTAATGGAACTTTCAGCAAAGGTAAAACACTTTTGTTGTGGTCAGTACGAAGAAAGTTCACCAGAAATGCTTGCGTTTAAAGATGGTGTCGCTACAGCAATAGGAATGATGTCTATAGACCTACTTGGTGCTGTAAAGAATAAAGGTATGTTAGAAAAGTTTGCCATCTCCTCTCAAATCAAACTGCTTGAGGCGGAGTTAGAGAGAAAGAAGGGAAAGATGAAAATGATGCTATCTCAAATTACCCCAGAAAATATAGCTAAAAATATGCTTACAACAGCGTACAACCAAGCTATCCAAGAAGACATCACCTATTTAGAAGAACAGATTAGCCTAATCAAAAAGATGGTATGAAAAAAGGTAAATGTCCATGCTGCAACAAAGTAACAACATACACTAAAAAATACGGGTACTACTGTGGGTGCCAAGGATTAGGGGGAAGTGAAGATGATTATTAAAAACTAACTAAAGGGATATGAAAATAGATTTAAACTTGGGATTATTCTGGATAGCATTAGCATATTTACTAGTAAATGCTACACCAGAAAGGCTTATTAAAATATTTGGTAACTAACTTAAAAAGATTTTGAGAAAATAGAAGAATACTAACCATGCAAGAAAAGACATTAGAAGGATTAGGAGGTAAAATACACACAATCTTAAATGAAACTGTTATTAGAGCTTTAACTATTCAAGAATACACAAAGCTAGTTAAACTTATTGGTGAAGCGTTAGAGAAAGCAAGAGAAGAAGGTAGGAAGGAGTACTCTGTGAAAGAGCTTGATAAGATTCAAAACAATGCCATCACCCAATACAAAGAAGAGCTGCTAAGGAAAATTGATGAGTACGACAGACTACCACCATTATTAATGAAGGGTACAATAACCATATCAGAAGTAAAGAAACTACTATGAAAATACAACAACAACTATGTAACCGTTTGTACGAGCTACTCCCTCATAAGAAGGAACTCGTGTTTGGGTGTATTGTAGTAGATAAAAATTCAAAGGAACAGTTTTATGTAGTAAGGAGTGGTGATGAAGATGAAGGTTTTGATATGACTTTAGCAAGTAATAAAACACTTTATTTATATCAAGCAAGTTCAAAAGATACTAACATTGAAATCATCGGCTCACCACTTACTCTTTCAGATGTTTTAATGGCGATAAAACAACTTGCAGAAAAGAAGTCAGAAGAACTTAATTCAACTGTGCCTATTGTTGAATACATAGAGAAAACAATAAAAGAGGTCGTCTGTAAATGGGACTTATCCAAAACAGCAGACGAACAGTCAGACGAGGTGTGTGAGTTTTTACTAAGTATTTTAAAGTAGTATGATAGAATCCCCCTACCCATTTATGTGCCAGTGCGATATGTGCTTAGATTATTTAACTGTAGAATCTATAGAAGATTTTAGAACCCTCTCTCAATAAACAAATTATGAAAAAATTCTCAAAAGACACAAAAGAAAACCTAGAAGTATTATCAGCAACATTCTTCCTACCATTCACTTTTGTTCTTGGCGTGATGTTTGCTTGGTGGATTGTTACAAAACTATTTATCTAAGTCATGACACAAAAAGCACTAAGTAGAGAGAGTATAGTTTTTTTCACTTTTGGCGTAATCGTTGTTATTGTCGGTCTTTACCTGACATACGACACATACAAAAACTGTGATGGTAAAGTTATAAGAGGAGTGTGGGGATTAGTTTGTATTACTAACTAAGGAGAATATATGAAAGCACTAAGTAGGGAAGTATCAATATGTTGTGGGGTGAAAAAAAGTGTAATCTACCCAAGAGATTGTTGGAGATGTGGTGCATTATTTATAGGAGTAACTAAGGAGATATAATATGCAACAACTAGAACAAAAAATTAGACAGCTTGTGCCAAGCTTACAGGAGTTGAGCTTTGGGTGTGAGTTTAAAATATATTCAAATCCAGTAGAAAAATTGGCTTATATCCAATCATTTACAAGTGGATATAGTCGTGTATGCACAATTAGAGATAACGGTGATGTATATACAGTTCTCCGTTCAAGAGAAGAAATCGAGAGTTGGGAAATCCTCGGTCATCAGATTCAGTTACATCATGTCATGTATGCTATAGAACTTAAAAATAAGCACTTTGAACTTGGTTATACAGTAGGAATGGATGGAACTTTTAAAAAGGAGAGTTCTTATGTTGGTATTTGGGATATTACTGAACCCCTCTCTGGTCAAAGTGAAGAGGTAGTAAAGTTTCTTAATGAGGTATTAAACTAAAGATATGAAAGAAAAATACAATAGCACATGCACAGACCAAGATTGCTACAACACAGTCAAAGAGGATGACATTGAGCGAGCAGAAGATGGTCGTGTCTACGAACGTTCAAAGAAATGTTGG